GTTTCCCAGTCAGTATGCAATTGCATAGTTGATGAAGTTGGGATTTCAGCCAAAGCACCTGTTCTCCACTCAGTAATCATACCATTAGAAGACTTGTTAGCTGCGCTACCCATGAACGGAGTAGGAGTGTAACGAATCTGGATTCTTGGTTGACGACCATTATCTACTGTATCAACTTGGTCTTTTGGTACAAAGTACATAGAACCGTTAACATCAGCAACTAATGTAGCAGAGAATAATTGTGGATGGTCAAAGATAGGAACGTGAACGAAATCAAATTCGTAACCACCATAAGACAAATGCTCAACATTGAAATCAAAGTCCTTACCATCTACATTCAAACGGCGAGAGTCAACTGAAGATGAACCCAATTGCTTCAAGAACTTAGAGATTAAACGGTAAGCACGGCTTCCCATGAACACCATCATGTCATTTGGAGCTTTGTTAGCAATTAAGTTGTCAATGATTTGGTCTAACTCTACAAAACCGAATGTTCCTAATACTGAAGCAGTATCAGAAATACCGTAAGTAACAGTGTACCAATCAAGACCACCAGTAGTTTGTACAGGCAAGCCATTAGAACCAGTTAATACTGGAGTTGTAGCGAATGGAGCTGCGTTTGTAAAGCCAGTTGTTGAAGCAGTACCAGCTAACATTTGTACAGAGATATCTCCGTTCAATTTAATAACCTTTTGTACTGTTTGGTAAGGGAGGATATGGTAGTCGCCGCCTACATTAACTTCAATTTTAGCAACCTTTTGGATGTCAGAAATTTCATCAACTTCACGGAAAACTTGAATATTGTTGTAATATTTAGTTAAACCATATCTTCTGTTAGAAGGAGCTGAAGATTGTTCTGGGAAGGCGTTAGAACCGAACTGAACTTTATCTCCTGCAACAACTGTAAGGTTTGTGTTATCTACAGACTTGGCTGTGATGATAGCAGAACCTGGAGTAGTTGTAGTATCAACGATAGTAACCAATCCTTGCTTTCCTACATTTGAAGCATTCGATGTCTTAATCAAATCACCAACTCTTGGGAAAAGATAAGCACCACCAGTTACAGTGAATACAACTGTTACAGCACCTGTAGTGGTAACAGAAGTTACTGTTGCTACTTCATAAACATCGTTGTTAACGAAGTTGTTGTAGAAGAACATTTTTGCTGGTTTTGTGCGGTTTACGATTTTCATAATATCAGTAAATGCACGGTCACGACTTTGGTCGTAAATGTTAGGGTCAATATCCCTTTGGTCTAAGAAATCAATCGCCGATACGAATGATTTAACCATTAATCCTTGTGAAACTGCCATTGTTATAATTTTTTATGGGTTTTTAATTTTTTTTACCAACCACCCGAATTTAATTTACCGTACTTAGCCATAGCCCCTGCTACCGATTTAGGCTCTTCGCCAGCGTTAGAGAAGTTTCTGCTTTCAGTAGGTCTTGCATTTTCTATGGGTTCAATTGCGGCTTTACTTCCCAGACTTTTGTAATGCTTAGCAAGTTCTGTTATGAATTTTTCTCCGTACTTATTAACTGTTGCTACAAGGAGTTGATGTTGCGCTTTGGGAATATATGACTCTTCGCCGTTTTCCCCAACCTTTTTGTCAAACATTAATTCTCCAGTTGTATCCCCGTTAATTACTAAGTCTGATATTGCTTTTGAATCTATTGGGAAGCTGAACTTGTCGCCTCCGTCACCGATTGTAATCGCATTCTTAGCAAATACTTCCTTTGTGTATGGATTTTCATTGAACTGCTTTACTATGGATTGAGATATTTGAGACAATCTCTCTTGCTCTTCCATAGCTTCCTTACTATAATCTGGTGCGTTGGGAATTAGTTTTTCTTGTTGTGCTTGGACTAAGGCTTCACGATACTTTTCGGCTTTTGCTTCTAGTAGAAGTTTGCCCTCGTTAACTTCGTCTTCGTCATAGGAATTTAATCCATACTTTTCAACTATTTCCTTTTTGTAAAGAATTTCTAACTGAGCTTCAGTTGCCTTTGGGTACTCTTCACGAAGTTGATGGCGCATCACATCTTCGGCTGGCATTTGAGAGTAGTCTTTTGATAGCTCGTTCAAATATTCTGTTACATTGCCTTTCTCTTTCCAAGTGTTTAAGAAGCCAACCATTTTAGGGTCTACTTCTTTTAGCTCTTTAATGAAAGACACCGCTTTGTCATCAAACCCCAATGCTTTTAAAATTTCATCGGGCTTTTGTGATTTGATTGCATCTTGCCAGTTACTTACATTTTGTTCCTTCTCTTCTTGAGGTTGGGGAACTTCTGCTTTCTCCGACTGAGACGATTCTTCTTGTTCTGACTCAGATGTAGTTTCTGCCTTCGTTGGAGCAACGGGGGCGGTTTTTACTTCTGTTTCAGTCTCCCAAGAGCCGTCTCTATTTACACGAACAGGCTGATAGTCTGTTCCTTCTGCACTGCTTTTAGTTCCCTCCCTAGCCATAATTGATGCTATGGATTCTTGTTGGGGAACTTCTGAACCTGTTGACGCTTGTGTATCTTCAGCGTCCATGTCATAGAACTTTTTAATATACATAATTGATTTGAATTTGGTGTAGTAAAAATATCAGTTGCTTTTGAATAAAAAAATTTTTTCTTTTATTATTTGTTCGTTTTTTGATTTGCTATTTGCTGTTTTAATATTGATGACTGTCCAGCTATATGTGTTGAGTTTTCTTTCGCACTTCCAGTATCGCTAGCCACTTGTATTTTTGTTTGATTGTTAGCCATCGCAATTCTTTCAGCCGATTCAATTCTCATTCTTTCTTTCTCCAACTCGCCTTGTATTCTCATTTGTTCTTTTTGCAATTCTAATTGCGCTTGCATTTGGAACTTTTCTGCTTCGGCTTGCTGTGCAATCTGTGCCGCTTGCATATTGCCTTGCTGCTGGGCTTGTATCTCTTGCATTCTCTGCTCTGACTGTCTTTGCTTTTCTTTCTTTACCCTGTAAGCCCATATCATTTGCGCTTGCTTTACATTCTTAGTGTTTACTAACAATATAGCGTCAGATGTATTTAAGAAGCCATTGGCAATATCTTGCTGCATTGTTTGCAACAGCCATGCCTTTTGGTCTTGCGTTGTCCTTCTTTCTAGTTCAATACCGTAATCTCTCCATGCAATGTCTGGGGAAATGGTCATAAACTGTAGCATATTTGAGTTTAATGCTGGGGCGTAGCCTTCTATTCCGCCCTTCTTTAACCCCTGCTGAGTTCTGCATAGCATATCCTCAGCCAATCTGAGCATAATATTCTCCTCCGAAAACGCCATAGGATATAGTGCTTCGTTTGTGCTTTGTTGTCCGCTTTCGTATCCAGGAACTAAGGTCTTTGATGACGCTTGACCCAATGTAACATCATTATACCCTGTCATTCTTTCAATGGCAGATATTGTGCTTATTAGGTCATTGTAAAACATTTGTAACTCACTTGCTGCTGTGTTTTCAATAGGAATTACTGGTCTCCAGTTTGCGCTTTGTGAAGTACCCCCGTCAGCATCACTTCTTCCCAACAATACCCCTGTATCAAAGAACATTTGCAACAACTCTTGTGGCTGCATATCTTGACCGCCCTTTGTCATCGCCACCTTTTCTAATGCCGACAAGTCTATCCACCAACCAGATGGAACTGCTCTGTTCTTAAAGTTCTGAATCTTAAGCATTGTCAACTGATAGTCGTCAATGTATGGAATCAATCTCTCCATCATGCCCTGTGCCTTCATTTGATAAAAGTTGTAGGCATAGAAGTTATAAGACAGTCTTGTTTGTGCTTTCTTCTTTATATCGTTAGGTCTCTTTTGGTCGTAGCTCATGCCATAGTCGTAGCACTTGTCTGTACCAATAATCCACTTACACTTGTACACATACTTAATTTTCTTTCTTGTGTACTTCTCCGACTTTTTCCCCCTACCATATTCACTCTTTCTAAAATCTGGGTTTCCTAATTCATCTTCTGTGTCTCTATAAACCCTGTCGTTGTATGTGTAAAACTCAATGTCTAACACCTTGCACTTAAATTTATCGTAAGGCTTCATCCAGCCAGTTCCCAAGCCCAACAGTCTAGGATTCCCAAACTGCCCAGCTATCGTTGACGCAAATTGTGTTAGGTCGTCTTCTGTAAACATTATGTTGCCGTTATCGTCCTTAACCGTAGCCAAGTCTATAATAGGCACGTCTATAATTTCCCCAGCATGAACAATATTTGAAAAGTCTCCGTCCTTATTATATGATGTAATAACGCACTCTGGGTCAACTACTCTA